TAAGGTGCTCAAAGTGGTTACGCGTGTGCGCATGGTGCGTTTCTTATCTCGCAGCTTGCGCGTCAGGAACGCGTTGACGCAACGTCGCAGGAAACAAAAGAATAATCTCAAGCTCACAACAAAATTGTCACCAAAAATTCGCCCCGTGAGGGACTACAAAAAATGACAAAAGTCGTAAGAATCCTCACTAGGGAAGGGGTAACCTCCTCATAATCTTTCACAAAAGATTTTAAAATATACACAAATTGTTTTCCCATAAACAATTAAAAAGGACCAAAAGTCAAACTACAGAATAGTGATAATAGGGCTTCTAAGAAACTTCACACAGATAGCATCTGGACCCCCGGCACTAAAAACCTGTAACAACGTGCTAGAATCGTTACCATCTATCGCACAAACCACCGATTTCTGCTGCGCCGTACCTATATTAGAGGTTCCTATTGTGGTCTGGTTGGCACCGAACCAGTAGTTATTCCTAAACTTCAGCGAATCATAATTGGGCATCAAAAACTCAAAGCCTTGGCCCACCATATCACCGGACGCAACAAAACCGGGCGTAGAGTCTCCAAACAACGCACTAGCCGAAGCCGTCACGGGAACAGCTCCGCACACCCCAATCCTGGAAGAAACGGCTAGAGTGTTCGGTGGCAAAGTACCCGCCACCGTTCCTGAGGCCGGAGTTGCAAAAACCTTGAAGCGCATGGAACCTCTTACCCCGCAATACAAAGCGGAGTAATGGCCAAACCAAGTCCACGGCGTAGTTCCCGAATACGTCAACGTGCCATTATATGTCGTACTGTAGAAACCCGCCCCCGGAGCAGGAGTATAAAAAGGCATAGGCAGGGTCGCACTCAGCGCCCCTGTGATGGACACATTATAGCTACGGGAAAACTTCTGCAAAAGCATCTTAACAGAGCCAACCGTCTCTCCAGCTAACAGGGGGCACAAATTAACACTCATCGGAAGCCCAGCAAGCTTAACCACCTCAGTCGCATGAAACCCATCACCCAACGCCTGTGGGGCCACTGAAACGGCATTCCGAAAATCACTATCAACATTCGCCGTACCACTATTATCTAAACCGTCTGAACGGGGGACGGAAAGCTGCAAGTCCGGCTTCGCCGAAGCAAGAATCCAAATCTGAACATTAGACGCCGACTGACTGCTCAACGGAGAAGCAACCAACACATGCAAGTAACCATTGGGCGTAGTGTTCAAACCTAACCGCAATGCCGGATCATGGCTCATCCATCCAACTTCAAACTTCACACTCGTATCGACTTCCAAATCGAGGATAACGTTCGGACTCAAGGTTATCGCTTCAGAGGTAAGAGCTGACGGCGAACTGGACCAAGCTATGACCAACTTACCCCGGTGAAAATTACTCGCAAACGCCATCACTTCGTACTCCATAGTGCCGCACCAAAACGTAAAAGGAACAGCTACATAACCTACCGGAGCGAGGACATACTCCTCCGTACCAACACTCGGCCCATAAATGGGGGAAATTGGAAAATTAAGCAAGTCTGTATACGCGGCAGAAGTCGGCGACCACGAGTAGTTATAAACAGCACCCTGCCGCGGAAAAATGGAGGCAAAAGCCATCTCATCATTAGGATCACCACCTCCTATTCTGGGATCTATGCTCACATTGTTGGTGACGCTCAGACCAACAATCTCACTACCATCCATCCCATCACAATTTGCCAAACTGGAAAAGTTCTGCGACATATAATGTACGGGAGGTTTAGGATCAGACTCCCGGGTGTAACCAAACATACTCGCTATGGACTCAACCATACCAGCCCCCACTTTCGCCGTAGCAGCAAAAGGGGCCAAAAAGGGAACATTACCAGCAACATCAGCTATCTTCGACACCGTACTCGCCATCGCTGATATTTTTCCAGAAGGTGCACGTTTCTCCGCAACCACACTTTCACCTTTCTCCTTCTTCAATTTATGCTTCGAACCAGCTTGAGCAACCGGAACAACTAACTCATAATCTGGCATGAGCTGAACATACAACTGGGCGGAAACACTCGCAGTGCCTGCAGGATTAGTAACATCCGTAACCGGAGCAAGACAATTTACCCACATATACCACTTCGGCGAACCAATCATCGTACTCAGGTCAGCCGCATTGTACTCCGACACCCACGGTAGTTCAATCTCAAAAGTGTTACTCGAAGACATATCCATGACAAAGTGCTCAGCATTGAATGAATTATTAACGTTGAACATGTTAGCGGCGGCATAAGTCAAGGATGGCAAAGTACCCGCTCCTGCCCCCAACGGCGCGAAAGACGCCACATAACCCCCATAATAGGTAGATGAGGTGGAGAACTGCACGGTGACCTTAATGTTGGAACGAAGATACCTAAAATACTGAATCTTATTAGCTATCAAACTGGTACTGGCCCACAAAGAAAGCAGGTCGCTCCCCAAGGTCAAAACATCCGCCCCAATAGTGTCAGTACTGGCCATAGTAAAGGAACCAACATAAACCTTCCTCGTCAAAAATTCAGTCGGATCCTCTATCGTCCTAAGAGTCTCAATCGCTACCTCATCAGTGTCCACAGCAGGCATTGAGGCCACTTCAGCGACCACCTGATCAACCCTATCAGCCTGCGCTTCCAACGGGACACTACTGTCAACACGAACGGGAAGGCTCCTATCCACGAGCTCATGTAAATCATCAACCCACGTAGTAAAAGTACCCTGTACAAACCTAGTATCGAGCTCCTCATAAGTGGGACACTTAAAACAGGGATATATCTGTGGCGCACACTCAACCTCTGCTTTAACCCTATCACAGATCTGATCAAAAAACTCTCTCCCGTGGAGATAGGACTCTCTAACTACGTTCGCCAACAGTTGAGCCTCCTGTTCACCTGCTGAAAGACTAGACTTACCAGCATAGCGAAGCATCTTTGCCAGGGACTTCTTAGATAGCTTCGCTTTCCAGCGTCGACACTGATCGTCAAACCACATACTCCTTTTAGCGAAATCCGCCTCACTAAGTGGCGAGTACGCCCTACTCGTGGCCAGCTTATTGCTATCAGTATACACATGACCTATCTCCGGCATATACTTACCCATAACCAGCTGCGAAAAATACTGAGCATCAGCAGCGGTAGACTCGTTATCATCCCCAAGAGTAAGTAAATGAACCATCGTCCTAAAAGGTACTTCTTTAAGCTTCAAATCGTCAAGGTTCCGGAAATAGGCATAGCGGTGATTACCAGAATTGACGATGGAATTTATATACAAAGTCAAATAACCTCCCGAAGGATTTCCAAAACTCACTCTAAAGACGTCTCCTTTTATAACCCTGAGCGTAAAGCAGCAACTCAAAACAGCAAAGAAACACGCCCGGCTATCAACTGAAGAGTACCCATGACATTGCGCCTGTCTCTCCGCCACTCTGGCACTAAATATCAACGCACGCGTGCACTGCTTAATGTCAAAGTTGGCGTAATCCCCAGCACTCAACCGCTCAAAACTGGGATCTAGCTCCTGAAAATAGTCCATCATCTCATCGACTACAGGACCACCAAAATTAAAACCAGCCGCGCACTCACTCGACCTCCAATTCGAAACGAAGCTTGCCAACAACGGACCAAACAGCATCTTAAGAGCTAGATTAAAGGCCATGGGAACAACATTGAAGATTCGCACCTGACAACCCTCAACTTTTGCTCGCTTCATAACCTCGTCCTTCATAGTGTGATTGCACGGAACCATATAGACACGTCCTTCTTCCCAGTGTTTTAATATCTCCAGGGTCTTCACCTTAACTCGAGGATCAATTAAAAGCTGCCCCTCACCCGAGAACTTAATGAAGTTTGACTTCGGGGTATTATAGGGCAACCCACTGGAGGTCTTAAGATCCGTAGCTCTTACGACGCCCGGCACTCCAACTATGGCTTCTCCAAAGGTAAGCGGCTGTCGCGGAACATCCGACTTAACTACCCAATCCTCAAAACCACAGATGTAGTCATCAAAAGCACGCTGCCACACATCCTCGTGACCGCTGAGATTAGAAGCAGCTTCAAGGTTCAAGACAAATGGATCTATCCAATCTCCGCCTTCAGTCATCTTGCCCCGAAACTTGGGCACAGCAAAATAGTCCTTCTGTCCCGTCCACGCTTCCTCCAGGTCCTCAAACTTATCGTGGAGAATCGTCCTTCTACAACCAGTTGTCATGGTGCTACCTTTAAACCTAGACAACGTTCCAACTGGTAAATATCCACTCTCGGATCGCCGTACGGCTGTCCCAGCGGACGATACGGCAGGAATATCCTCTTTCAAATCTGAACCGCCCTGAACACTCAACGCCAAGACGTCAACAACAGGCTCTATCTCGCACACACGCCTCTCAGCTGCTGCCAATTGTCTCTTCAGGTCGTCTAAAATAGGCTTGGTTAGTATCTCACCCGAATGAGTAATTCGCTGGGTCTCCGGGCAAAAGTTCAGCTGGGTATGGAAGCCTAAAACGTACCACCTCTTTCCAACCCTACCTAACAATGGAGCCCCACAATCACCAGGCTCTGTATTCGCTATGTACCAAACGACCTTCTCTTGAGCGTCACCTTTTTCGTCTCGTCTACTCCTCAACGAAGGGCCTTCAATCAACCCATACGACAAATCCTCCTCGAGCTCTCCAGACAGGACCACAACCCCCTCATCGTAGGTGGCAGGTAACTCATCCGCGATCAAGGACATACGAGTATCAAGTCCAGCGGCAGGAGCACTAACCCCAACCATGTCCCTGCCCGTGGAGATGACCATATTATTTCCAACTCGCGCTTGAAAACGGTGAGCAGTAGTCCCCTTCCATATCCTAAAGTTATACAGACGATCTTCCCAAGTCGCCAAACGACCATCCGCGACCTTTCCCTCACTCAAGATATGCTTAGGGAACACTAACAAGCACCCTCCGACATGCAAACAATGCATTCTGAACCCAGTCTCCTCACACTTGATCCACCAGAGACGTTTCCTAACCTCAGAGATAGCATCAGACCTACTCATAGTGCCTACGGGATTTCGCGGCAAGCCAACTCCCCTCAGTGGAGCGGTTTCACGCTGCCAAGTCACTGCCTCCGTCTCAACTGGAACAACGAGAGTCTCCTTCCTTGGGGCCACAACAGAACTAAGTACCTTAGCAGTGCCCCACAAGGCTAACAAAGTGGATACAGCTATCAAGCCACTAACCACCATTTTGTTCTGTTTAAAGGTCTCAACTGCCCTGCTCTCTATTGCCTGTTCAATCTCACGGGCTACCAACTTGAACTCACCCATCTCCATAATGTAATGTTTCTTAATCAAGTTGTAAGCAAACCTCTTAAGGCTCATCATCTCGAGAACTGTAAGTGCTGTTGAAACTCCAAGCGTCGCTAAGGGAACCTGAACCAAACTCCTCAGAGACCAGCCTACAAGTCCACAGACTAATAGGAAACAACCACTAAGGAAATGATCAACTCCAAACATACTTATAAAGATAGCAAGAACAGTGGCCGCCGCACCAACCTTGAAGGGGGTAACAGTAACAACGACATCCAGATCGCCCTGAGCCTCTTGCGCAACTTCAGTACTAACCGGTTCTTCATCCCCAGGACATCTAACCCTATGTAACGTGCCCAAAACGCCACAAACGCGGCAAACATCCAGGGCTGCCTTGTTAGAGGCATTAGCAACAGCACACTCTCTTTCCACATGTGCCTTGCAAGCGGGAACTAAAATTTGCATCAACCTCAGCTGGGTAAGACCCTTTTCGATCAAAGTTAGTTCAGTTGAGTTAGACATAACTTGATAAAGGTCAAAGAAAGCCGCTTCCTCACCGGGGGGCACGTTCTTAAAGTCTATCCCTCCTGACTTAGTCATATACTTGGGATTAGCAACAACATTAATCTTATAATTGAACCTCCTAAGAAACGCATCAGGGTCAGTTAAAAGCCCCTTAAGACCTGCCGGTGCCTCATGGTTCGACACAAATGAGGCTGTACGAAAATCGGCAAACAACGCGCCCTTCGTTCTAATATCAGCCGATTCGATGTTGACACTTTTAGTATTAACGTACAACATCCACTTAGCAGCATAATTCGTTGATGGATCGCCTTGTTTAACCGGAGCATTATCTACATCATCAAAGACTAAATGAGGCTGGCCATGAAAATTGTCATCAAAATTCATCCCAGATTGGTACAAAAAGGATTCATCATTACGACCTGAATAACCAAGCGCTAGCCCTAGGTTGGAGAGAACCTTCGACAAGAAAACGGACTTACCCGTACCAGGCTTGCCCCACAAATACAAGGAGAAGGGCTGTGGACGCTGACTACCGTTATTGGCGGCGGCTCGGAACTTCATTGCTTTCGCATCTAAATCAAGAACAACCTTCTGAATGGTGGGCATCACTCCAACCTCAGTATTCCACTTTGTATTCTCAATCTTCATGTAACTGCGCCCAACATTTGCTAAATAATCCAACAACTTAGGATAATTAGCGGCTGAAATTGGAGCAACAAAGAAACTGGGTATAACACCTGCTTTCTTCTCCGACAGGAACCACTCACCACGATTAGAACGAGGAGCGTCAACAATGGACTCATTATACAGCGCAACCTGTGAAACATGTATCCACTCTGACGGCTTCATACTCTCCCTAAAAAGCGGACGTAGAGTACCTTCAGCCACACACGACCGGATGGATGTCGCCAACTCTCTAATGAAACCAGCTAAATGAGAAAAGAACGTATCGGCACCCATTCTAATCCCTAGCGCTTCACGCGCCCTAATAGCATAGGATATCACCCAATCAGGAAAAACTCCGAGACTCTGAAACACAGTAGCAGCACTAACCGTCGACATCAGGACAAAAAACCGCGAAACCAACGAATTCTCAACACACGGATTAAAACTACCCGACAGCTCAACGGGTAGATCCATAGCTCCCTGTGCCGTCTGACTAAGCCATCCAACCTGGGCCACGACCCAATCTTTCAACCAACTCAGACCATTGGCAAGACAAAACTTGGACAGCTCCAAAACAATGTCCACCGCAGTACAATGCCGGTAAACACTAACAAGGTGGAGCATGAGTGACGCGAGGAGCTTAACTTGGGGACAGTCCTCAAAATCATTCTGCAACTCAATAAGTCTCTCAATACCACCTCGTGCCCAATGGCCCACAAAAGCGAAATCTCCACTTTCGTACGGTTCCCCTTGGGCCTCCAAACAATCATGCGCAAAAAGCGGATTGTTTGATTCAAACTCCTGGCACACCACAGGCCAAATAGTTTGAAAATCGTCCGGCTCAGGACGATCAATACTCCTGGGCGGCTCCACCATATCCACAACCACCTCACCTAGCTTAATCTCAGCTAGCAACGCAAAATCAGCCAGAAAAGTAGGCCTCAGAGCGAAGTGTGAAACCTCACTCTTCACCAGGCCCCTATTGCTGTGGTTGCTATAAGCTCTTCTTCTCGTCCTGAACTCATCATAGGACGATTCTATAGACGAACACCGCTCGCCTGTCGAAGTAACATCGACTGTTAACGTGTCTGAACGCCTCTTCAGACCGGCCCCAAAACAGGGGCCCCTGAGGATATCATCCTCAAAATTGCAAGCAGTTTTAGCACTGCATGCGGGGGCTGCCAAAGTAACATTGGCTGTTAACATATTTTTGCAAGCAGTTGTAGCACTGCAAGCGGGGGCTGCCAAAATAACATTGGCTGTTGTGTCAAGATAAACCGCTGACAACGGGTTTTGGGGGGGTTTTATTGTATCCATGGTTATGGCGTATAATGGGTGCTAGTTTTACAATAATCACAGTCGGCCATCCAGCTTGACGGACTGCATGCTGATTCCACAGCTTGTTCCTAAAATGTACACGACAACCGTCGTTCGCTGTAATCCAGGGTAGTACCTTTCAAAAATCCTTCGGACAGGACGAAATAGATACCTGGAGCGTTAAAAAGAGTCACAAAACACAACACAATTTTTATTTTTAAAATTTTTAAGCACACACACAATCACGGCTTGCGCCGTGCAGCTTCAGATCCAGCACGATCTTCCACCACAAATCAAAACCTGCAATCATTGGAATGCTGCCAACAATCACAGGAACAAAGACTAGGTCTTTGGGTTTTTGTTCTTCATCTACTCATCCAGATCACTCTCACGAGCGTCATAGACAAATAGATTACGCCTTTACGGCTTCGGAACTCCTATTGTAAATAAAAATACGAATCCTAATGCTCA